ATTGCCGCGCTGCGCTCGCAATGACGGAAAAAGGGATCAGCCGTTGGCGATGTTGCTGATGACGCCCATGGCGAAGGGGGCGTAGACGGCGAGGACTTCCTCGGCGTAGACGCCGAATTCGTAGGCGCGGGTCTTGAGCGGCCAGTCCATGCGGTAATAGTCGCGGCGGGTCTTGACCTCGGCGACGTTGGGCACGTTGGAGGACTGGTACTGGGCCGGCAGGTTCTCGGACCAGCCGAGGATGGTGCCCGGCGGAACGAAGGGATGGATCTTGACCGGGATCTTGTAGCCGCCGTCGAGCGCGAACGGGTTGTAGTAGTATTCCACCACGCCGTTGGCGACGATGGCGAACGGGTCCTTGCCGTCGGTATTGAAGCGCAGCAGCGGCGACGAGGCCGGGTTCAGCACCTTGTTGGTGATGTTGCGCTGCTCCTGGCTGTTGACGTAGAGCACCGTCGGGCTGACCTGGCTGGTGTCCCACATCTTTTCCAGCATGGTGTCGATCTCGTTGACCGAGCCGCGGCTGGACGAGGTCAGCGGCGTGCCGACACCGGCGGCGCCGCTCGCCAGGTAATTGACATAGGCGCCGGAGCCGGATTTGAGCGCGGCGGTCAGGAGCCCGTCATAGGCGAGGCCGGGATTGGCCGAGTTGTCGGCGGTGATCGCGCTCGCCGCCTGGTTCGCGGTGGCGAGCGGGGCCGAGAACGTCACGCTGTTGATGGTGGTGATCGCCTGCAGCTTCTCCGAACCGGCGGCGCCGGCGAACCAGGCATAGCCGACCGCGCCGGATACGGTGGCGACGGTGGCGGAGAGCGTCTGGCCGAGCGTCACCGCCTGGGTGGCGTTGGCCGAGGGCGCGGAGGAGCCGCCGGAGAGGGTGAAGCTGTTGCCGTCCGCGCCGGTGATGGATTTGGTGGTGGCGACGCCGCCGGCAATGCTGGAGTTGCGATAGCCCTCATAGGTCAGCGCCACCGCGATCACCGAATAGGTCGCGGCGGGCAAGGTGGCGCCGGAGCCGGAAGCCGACAGCGACGGCGTCGGCGCGACGCCGAGCTGCATCGAGCCGTTGCCGCCGAGGAAGGCGTTCTCCTCCTTCAGCATCATCTTCTGAAGCAGCCGCATGGTGGCGGTAGCCTGGACGTCTTCGAAGCCCTGCGCCGCCGAGACCGCTTCGAAGGTCACCGAATCTTCCTCGCCGACGGTGGCGTAGGACGCGGAGCGGGTGGACGTATTATAACTCATGCGGCCGGAGCGCTGCCCTTCCGGAACCCAGCCCATGGCATCCCAGCCGGAGCCGATGATGGCGTTGACCTGCCGCCAGTTGGTGGCGGTGCCGGTGCCGCCGCCGACCCGGGGCAGGACGTTGCGGATCGGGGTCGCCGCCGGGTAGAGGTTCTTGGCCGAGGGCTGCAGATCATAGGCGACGAGGCCGGTGCCGGTGGCGATCGACTTGGCGAGGCTGGGCGATCCGCTGGCGAGCGCCTCGCGTACCAGAGCGAGGGTTTCGGCGGTGGCGTTGGAATTCATCTGAGACTCCTGGATTGAGGGATGACGATGGCGGGATCAGAGGGTGCGACGTTGGCGGAGGCCGATGCCTTGCTGAGGCGGATCGGCGCCGATCCGGAACTGCATCGCCGCTTCATGGCCATGCTCGAGGATCTGCACGAAGGTGACGGCGCGCTGGCCGAGGCGGCGCGGGAGATCGGAACATGCGATCGCCGGCGGTTCTGCGCGCTGAAGCTGATGGAGCACCGGCTATACGAGAAGCTGCTGGCCGGCTTCGCCAACGCGCTGGCGACGATGCCGTCCGGGATCGAGACGACTTTGGGAATCGCCGGGCAGGTGCTGCCGCATTAGGGCGTTCGGACGGGATTTGCGCTCCGGGCGGCATCACCCCCACCCTAACCCTCCCCCATCGAGGGGGAGGGGATAAGCACATGATTTTCATATTCCTCCCCCTCGATGGGGGAGGTTAGGTGGGGGTGTTCCGGGGCCGCCGCGACCTTAAGGGAACGCGCTAACCGTTCGCCAGCTTTTCGATCTGGGCCATGGTGAGCGGGCGCCGGAGCGCGCGTCTGGTGAGTTCGATCGGATCCACGGTCTCGGGTTCCTGCGGCTCGGCCAGGCGGTCGGCGGATTTGGCGATCGGGGTGGCGCGGAGCGCGGCCCGGCGCGGCGCCGGGGTGGTCGCCAGCAGCTTTTTCAGCTGGTCGCGCTCGGCGATCAGGCCGGCGATCTTGTCGGTCAGGCCACCCTCGTCGGAATCCTCGTCGCCGGACGCGGGAGCGCAGCCGTCGCAGGCCGCGCCGAGGCCGACGGCATGGTCGTGGATCGCCTGGATCATCGCGAGGTCGGCCGCCGAGTTGCGGGCGCCGAGTTTGCCCAAATCCTCCGCCTTATACATCGTGAACACCGCCTCCGGATTGGCGGGGCGGTCGACCAGGCTGATCTCCGACAGGCGGACGCCGGTGATGACGTGCTTCTGCGCCTGGTCGCGGGCGACGACGCTGCCGCCGATCGAGAACCCCTTGTAGACGCCGGCGGTCACCTTCTCCCACGCCGAATCGTCGACGATGTGGGCTGCGAGATAAAGGCCGCGGGCATCGAGCTCGGCCTCGGTCGCAACCCCGACCGCGGAGGGCTGGTGCATCTCGCGGATATTGGCGAAGCGCATGTAATCGGGCAGCGCCGCCTCCAGCGCCTCGCGCTTGACGATCTCCCCCTGGCTGTCGAGCGCCTCGGTCGAGGCATAGCCGAACACCATGCGGCGGTCGTCATCGATCTTGGTGATCGCAGCGTATAGTTTCATGACGTTTCTCCAATACTAAAGTGACTAATGGAAGAAGTGGACCCGACCTCGCTACGTAGTATTATCTTACATGATCGCGCAGTCGCAGATATTTTAATTGCCGTTGCGGTTTTTACTTTCCAGGAAGCCAATACTTCCTGTAGCTTTTCACAGCGATTGTGAGGTTGCCCGGCGGCGTTCGCCAAACGGGTCCATCCTGGAGGGGCACGATGACGAAGCTCAGTGCGTTGGCGATCATCCTGACCGGCCTGCTGATCGGCCGTCAGGCCCACGCGGACATCTATTATACCGTGACCACCACCGGGACGATCGTCAGCGGATACGATGCTGGAACCTTCGGCGGCGTCGGCAATCTGGCAGGCTACAGCTTCGCCGTCCTCGAAGTCTTCGACGCGACGACCGGCAGCTTCGCCTCCGTTCCCGGGGTGCAGCAACTCAATCCGGCGCCGGGCGCCGCGCTGCTTTCGGTCAACAACCAGAATTATGTGATCAACGGCAGTCCCGGCGACGATCTGCTGTTCCTGACCGACGCGCTGCATCAGTTCGGCGACAACGGCGTGAACCAGGACGAAATCTTCAGCCAGATCGAGGACAGCGCCGGCGATTTCTTCGCCTCGGGAGTGGCCAGCACCAGCCTCGATTTTCTGTCGAGCGATAACCTGGCGCAGGATGTGAGCTATACGCTTCCGGGCAGCGGCACGGTGAGTTTCGGGGAATCGCTGTCGGCGCAGGAAGTCTTCATCGGATCGGTCAGCAGCGTCACGCTGACCGTGGTTCCAGAGCCCGCCACAGCTGCCCTCTTCAGCATGAGCCTCGCCGTGCTCGGCTGGATCAGGCGGCGGGCGGCGAAGCGCCGGTCGCAGGCGCCGACGGACCGAGCACGCTCGCCAGCGTGACGGCGCCGGTCGCGGTATAGATCAGCGGCGTGTCGCCGCCGGCGATCGGGTCTTCGCCGGATTCGGCGCGCGCCTCGTTGATCGTCTTCAAGCCCGATTTGATCTTGAGGTCGGTGATCTGGGCCTGTTTCAGCAGGTCCGAGGATTTTTCGTCGACCCATTCGAATTCGAGGTCGCCATAGCCGAAATCCTCCTCGATCACCCGGTCGGCGAGATTCTTGATCCACAGCATGATCGGGCCGAGCCCCTCGGCGAGCGCCATCTCCTGGGCGTTGTCGGCGGTGGCGCGGTTCATCTGCCGGGTGAACGGCGCCGGCGAGGTGGAGAAGGCGAAGCAGACGATGCGGGCCAGCCACTCGTCGAAATCGTCCTTGAGCGGCGGCTCGCGCATCGGCTGGTACTTGAACTCGGCCGGCACGAAGCGGGCATGGCGGCGCTGCGCCGTGTCGCCCGACAGCACCGTGTCCCAATATTCCTGGAATTCGCCGATCTGCCGCATGGTCCAGCTCGACGGCACGCCGACCAGCGCCTCGGGCATGTTGCCCTCGGTGAAATATTGCAGCTGGGCGATCTGGCGGCGGAGCGCGATATTGACGGTGGTGATGATCTGCTCGACCGGGGAGAAGCCGTAGACCCGGGCGGTGCGCGGGTTGCGCGGCAGATAGAGCAGCTCGTCGCGCGAGAAATCGGCCTTCGGCACGCCGTGCAGCACCTGCTGATAGGCAGGGTCGGGCGCTGCCGGCGGCCGGCCGTCGGCATCGATCAGCACCTTGATGGTGGCGCCGTCGACCGGCTCCAGCGCCAGCAGTCCGCCCGCCAGGCTGCGCGACCGGTACAGCGTCGGCGCGTCGATGACGAACAGATCCTCCAGCAGCATGCGCAGCCACGGACCCCACAGATTGATGCCGTCGGGTTTGCGGAAGAACGCCTCCAGCGCCAGGATGCGCGGGTCCGACGCCACCGCCGCCGGACGT